GATGCCTGTATGCGCAGCGATATGCCACAGCCGGTCTATGACACGGCCGTGTCATTCGCCTTTAACGTCGGCGTGCGCGCGGCCTGCAGCTCGACCTTTGCGCGTTACATCCGGCTTCAGCACTGGCTCGATGCCTGTAACGAGCTGCGGCGCTGGGTGTTCGTTAAGGGCGTGAAAAATCGCGGACTGGAAAACCGCCGTGCGGCCGAGACAGCCTACTGCCTGCGGGGTGTGTCATGACGCGCCTGATAGCTCTGATTCTGGCCGTCGCGCTGCTGGCGCTGGGCGTGACTGGCTGGCAGTGGAAAGTCGCAAAAGACGATCTGACCAGCGCGCAGCGCGTTATCGGCACGCTGTCAGCCGGTATCGAGAGCCGCGACAGGGCAATAGCCCGGCTGGATGCCGATGCGAGGGCGAGCCAGAAGCGCGAGGCCGAGCTGCGGCTGATGCAGGGGCGCGCCAGCACGGCCGCGCTTAACCGCGAAATGACCATACAGAGAGAAACCGATGCGAATCCGATACTGCGTGACTGGTCTGCTGCTGCTCTGCCTGACAATGTTATCCGGCTGCACGCCCGCCCGGCCTTCGCCAGCGCCAGAGATTATCTGGATTGGGTGTCCGCGCGTGACAAGCTGCCCGGTGCCGGGAAACAGCCTTAAAACGGCGGGCGATCTGGCGGCGGATAATCGCCAGCTTGAGGCAGCACTCGCTGCCTGCGGGCTGCAGGTCGAAATCATCAAAGACTGCCAGGAACAACACGATGCTGAAACCGCAACAACTGCGCCAGGCGCTGACCGACAGCGTGCCGGAGCTGCAGCGAAACCCTGACGCGCTGAACGTGTTTATCGACAGCGGGCGCATCGTCTCGACGCTTGCCAGCTCGCTGTCGTTTGAATACCAGTACCGGCTCAACATGGTTATTACCGATTACGCCGGGAATATCGACCTGCTGATCGTGCCGCTGCTGGCATGGCTGCGTACAAATGAACCCGACATTATGGCAACCGAGGAAAAGCGCCGGACGGGCTTTACCTTCCAGGCCGACGTTATCAGCGACACAGCCAGCGATATCAGTATCGAGCTGCAGCTGAGCGAGCGCGTGATCGTGAAGCAGGCCGACGATGGTCTGCACGTGACGCACGTCGGCGAGAACCCGCTGCCGGGGAATGACGCGCGGCCGGTACAGCTTTATGTTCACGGCGAGCCGGTCAGCGAGTTACGGACATGAGCGAGCTGCAGCGGGTAAATGACCGGCTGGAGGCGCTTATCAGCAGCCTGTCAGCCCCGGCGCGTAAGGAAATGGCGCGAACCATCGCGAAGAAGCTGCGCGCGAGTCAGCAGCAGAATATCAAACGCCAGCAGGCACCAGACGGCACGCCGTTTAAAGCCCGAAAAACGCAGCCGGTGCGCAGCAAAAAGGGCCGGATAAAGCGCGAGATGTTCGCTAAGCTGCGCACCGCTAAGTACATGAAGGCGCAGGCCAGCCCGAATGAAGCCGTGATCGAGTTTGCGGGCAACGTGCAGCGCATGGCCCGCGTGCATCATTACGGACTGCGTGATCGGCCATCGCGTAAAGGCAAAGAGGTGAAGTATGAGGCACGCCCTTTGTTAGGTATAAAAAATATAGACATAGAGCTTATTGAAAACCTCATTCTTGATGCATTAAAGTGATACTTCTAGTGAAATGAGAGTGTGAATATGAACAACTCAAACCCAATGGATGAGCTGGATTTTATAGGGAGTGTATTAGTATTCCCTTTTGTTATTTCTTTAACTTTTGTGTTTTTCTTTACATGGTTACTAACGCGCAAGGAAAGAGATATTAAGAAGCTATCTGCTTCTGAATTTGCTAAGTTTGCATTCACTTTGCATCCTGACAAAGGTTTAATGCAGCAAGGATTGTTATGGCTATCAATAATAACCCCAATTACTTACTTTATTGAACTCCTTGGTATGGCTACAGAAGGGTATGTACTCAGGCTTGACGGAGAGGGCTTTAAAATATTTACATCAATAGCTACTCTTCCTTTAGCAATAGCATCATTGACAATCCCACTATCTGTTTTGGTTGCAAGATTTCATAGTAGTCAACAAACTGCCGAGCAAATAAAAGCAAATAGGCAAAAGAATAACGCAGATCTTTTCCATTCACACCGCAAAGAACTTTTTTCATACTTCGATCAGGTTGGTGAGACTAAATATCTAAAAAACTTGGTGGCGAAAAACAAAATTCATCCAAGGGTACATAAGGTTTATTTTAAAGGGCGGCCTCAGGATGGTGTGCCAAGTATAAACGAGGCGCTTTTTATAGAGGTTGAGTATAAATTGCGTTCAGCGAGGAGCTACTTGGTTTCCGTGCTTGAAAATCGCAATCCCGATTTAACCTTTTCAACCTATATTGCTAGCTTTGGAGGTGTAATATTTGAATTGTCGCAAAATTTAGGGTTGCCAGAAGTTGCAGAGCTAATGAGTAGTAACCGAAGGGTTCCTTTTATGCTAGATAACAAAAGGTTGCAACTTGAAACGGTTGGTATATCAACCGATGAAGCCATAGCCACGTTTAAACTTATTGAGAATTTTTTTCATAACCTGTGTGATTTTGCCAATTACACATCCCCTTACTTTATAGAAGATGAATCCAAGATTGAATATAATAATGCATTAAGAAAGATTAGAGACATACCTAAAGAAGATAGAGTCATTGAGAAATTACGCCAAAACGAAATATTTAATGCTATGAATGATGAAAGATTAAAGAAATGGTAATCATAATTGAATTTTTAATGAATTGACCTCGTCCTGTTTGGTCATTGCTGACAGTACATCCCCGCCTTGATGAGCATACCGTAAAGTTGCAACCTTACGGTATGAACGAACAAATCGCAGAAATCCAGCGCCTGCTGCGCAACTTGATCCGCATCGGAACCGTGTCTGCCGTCAATCTCGACGGCGGGCTATGTCGCGTCGATACAGGAAAAAATACTACCGGCTGGCTGCACTGGCTGAGCGCCCGCGCGGGTAAAACCCGTTCGTGGAATGCGCCATCAGTGGGTGAGCAGGTTCTTATTCTGTGCCTGGGCGGCGAACTCGAAACCGGCTTTGTACTGCCGGGCATTTTCTCGGATGAGAACCCGGCTCCGTCTGCCTCGGCCGATGCGCTGCACTGGTCATTCCCTGACGGCGCAGTGATCGAGTACGAGCCGGTAACCGGGGCGCTGTCCGCAACCGGCATACAGACGGCAACCATTAAAGCGGCGGTAAAAATTCTGTTCGACTCGCCAGAGGTGGAATGCACAGCGCTGCTCAAAACTGCGCAGCTGGAAGTCACTAAGGGCGGCACGATGAAAGGCGACGTTACGCATACCGGCGGCAGTCTGTCCTCAAACGGCAAGGTACTGCATTCGCATATCCATCCGGGCGACAGCGGCGGCAAGACGGGGGCACCAGTATGACATCCGCAAAATATATCGGCATGAACCGCGAAACCGGCAGCGCGCTGACCGACCTCGATCATATCAGGCAGTCAGTGCGTGACATTCTGCTGACCCCGCTCGGCACCAGGGTGATGCGTCGCGAGTATGGTTCGCTTTTATCCGCCCTTATTGACCAGCCGCAAAACGAGGCGCTGCGCCTGCAGATTATGTCGGCCTGCTATCTGGCGATTCTGAAGTGGGAGCCGCGGGTAAAGCTGACTGCCATCAGCTTTGAGTCGGATATCAACGGCGCAATGGTGGTTGAGCTGTCCGGCAACCGCACCGACAACGCGCAGCCTTTTTCCTTAACCGTTCCTGTGAGCTGAGACTATGGCAACTATCGACCTGAGCCAGCTGCCCGCGCCCAATGTGGTGGAGTCGCTGGACTATGAGACCCTGCTGGCCGAGCGAAAGGCTACGCTGATTTCCCTTTACCCTGCTGACCAGCAGGACGCCGTCGCCCGCACGCTGACGCTGGAGTCGGAACCCATCGTTAAGCTGCTGCAGGAAAATGCCTACCGTGAGCTGATCCTGCGCCAGCGCATCAACGAGGCGGCAAAAGCCAATATGGTTGCGTATGCGCTGGATGGCGACCTTGACCAGCTCGGCGCGAATAATGGCGTACCCCGCCTGATCATTACCCCGGCCGACGATACAACCATTCCGCCAACCCCCGCAGTGATGGAAAGTAACGATGATTTCCGGCTACGCATCGCCTCCGCCTTTGAAGGGCTGAGCGTGGCCGGGCCAACCGGCGCTTATGAGTACCATGCCAAAAGTGCTGACGGCCGCGTAGCCGATGCCTCAGCTATCAGCCCGTCGCCTTCAGTGGTCACAGTGACAGTGCTCGCGCGTGAGGGCAGCGGCATGGCGAGTGATGAGCTGCTGGCCGTGGTTAGCGCTGCGCTCAATGACGAAGACGTGCGCCCGGTTGCTGACCGAGTGACGGTGCAGTCAGCGCACATTGTGAATTATGAAATCGTGGCAGAGCTGTACCTCTATCCGGGGCCGGAAGCGGAGCCGATCCGCGCCGCCTCTGAGGCAAAGCTCGCCGCCTACGTTACCGCGCAGAAGCGCCTCGGCCGAGACATTCGCCTGTCTGCGCTGTATGCCGCCATGCACGTTGAGGGCGTGCAGCGCGTCAACCTGATTAAGCCATCGGCTGATGTGGTGCTCGACAAAACGCAGGCCGCTTATTGCACAGGCTACACGCTGACAGTGGGAGGATCGGATGAGTGATCGCCTGATGCCGACCGGCTCATCAGCGCTTGAGATTGCTGCCGCCGAAGCGCTGGCAAGCCCCGGCGCGATGAGCGTGCCGCTGCGCCAGTTATGGAATCCGTACACTTGCCCGGTGGAGCTTCTGCCCTATCTGGCGTGGGCGTGGTCGGTTGACCGCTGGGATTCAGCCTGGCCTGAATCGACAAAGCGCGCCGTGGTTGCCGCATCGCAGTACGTGCACCGGCACAAGGGCACTATCGGGGCAATCCGCCGCGTCGTTGAGCCGCTGGGCTATCTCATCAAGATAATTGAGTGGTGGAAAACCGGTGAAGCGCCAGGCACGTTCCGGCTGGACGTGGGCGTACTTGATACCGGCATTACCGAGGAAATGTATAACGAGCTGGAGCGCCTGATAGCTGACGCCAAGCCCTGCAGCCGTCACCTTATCGGCCTGTCCATTAATCTCGATGCTAACGGCACTCTGCCGGTCGCCGTTGCCAGCTATAGCGGCGACGAGCTGACTGTTTACCCTTACACCCCTGAACTTATCAGCGTCGGCGGACCGGTCTATTCTGGCGCGGCGGTGCATCTTATTGACCTGACGGAAGTGAGCGCATGACGACAAAATATTTTGCCCTGGTGACCAATCAGGGCGCGGCTAAGCTGGCGAACGCCGCCGCACTCGGCACGAAAGTGAACATCGCCTCTATGGGTGTCGGCGATGGTGGCGGCATGCTGCCGACGCCTGACGCGGCACAGACAAAGCTCATCGGCGAGAAGCGTCGCGCGCAGCTTAATTCCCTCACCGTTGACGCGGCAAACAGCAGCCAGATTATCGTCGAGCAGATTATCCCGGAAAGCGAGGGCGGTTTCTGGATCCGCGAAATCGGCCTGTATGACGCTGACGGCGTGCTGATTGCCGTTGCTAACTGCCCGGAAACCTATAAGCCGCAACTGGCTGAAGGCAGCGGCCGGACGCAGACCGTGCGCATGATTTTAATCGTGAACAGCACAACGGCCGTCACGCTGAAAATTGATCCGTCAGTCGTGCTGGCAACGCGCAAGTATGTTGATGACGCCGTGATCGAAGTGAAGGCATACGCTGACAGCGTAATGAA